CTCTATAAGATGGTGTGTTTGAATATTTGTCAAGTAAAATTGTTTGTTTATTTACCGTTACCGTAAATCCATTTATATAATATGATCCTGCCTCTACTTGAGCAGCAGAACCTGTAGCAGTTGTATCAACTACTGCATTTACAATAGTTGAATCACTATTTGTTCCATTAATTGTTTCTCCGTCAGAAAATTTAAATTCGTTATTAAGACTTCCGCCAGTTGCACTATATTTTACAAATAAAGTATCTGGATCTGTTCCGTCTGTTGCACTTTGATTTACAATTGTTGCAGTTACTCCTGAAACTGATCCTGTTAAAACGGTACCATTTGTGAAATGTGCTAAAGTGTTTGCACTATCAATACTTGAAAGTTTTACAGCATAGTAATTTAAATCATAACCAATCTCACCAGGAATAATCATAGCGCCATTTTTAAAGAAATGGTCGCCTAGTTTTTCAACTTGGTTTTGTAAGATTGTTTGTGATTGTGTTAACTCTCTTGCCTGAACAGCAAATGCTGGTCTAAAAAGTATTCTATGAAATGATTTACTTTCAGCAAAGTCATCATAGTACGGCGAGAGGTTAAAGTCTGTTGGACTTGACATTTAATTACCCCTTAAAATTCTATGACCAGTTTAATGTTTTCCGTTTGGTCTGGTGCCCTTTGTATCGGTGTTCTATTTTCAATATAAAGTACATCGCCAGTATCGTGGTCTATTTCAGGAACTGAATATCCTGAAGTAAATGAAACATTGTTAACCGTTCCTGTTGATGAAGTGTCAGGTGTTCCTGTGGGAGAACCACCACCTTGACCTGTAATAACATTAGCACCTGAAAACGCAACTAGATTTCCGTTTGCGTCAACACCAGCGTCATTATGCCTTGTTTGTATGTAATATAAAATTTTGTTTGTTGCGTCCCACTCTACAACTTTACCAGTTGCACCTGTTGTTGCTTGATTAATTTCTTCGTCAGTTGTAAAAGTTCCTGGTGTTGGAGAATCAGCAATTTTAATTGCCTTTGTTAATCTAGCAGTATTAGTAGTTACAGCAGCATTTGATTTTGTAGGATTTCTCATTAATGCAATTTTTCTGAAGTCGTTTACAGCAGAAAAGTCACCAGAGTTAGCACTTTCTGTTCCTTCTAAACTTGTATTCATCATAACAAAGAAAGCACCTAATTCTTCTTGTGCATTTGCACCGTGACCACCTTTAGGTGGAATAATTACATCTAATTCTGAACCTGCTAAGTTAGTTGCACCAGCAGAAACTATTTGAGCATTACTGATTGTTGCAAAAGTATATCCAGAACCTGGAGTAGTTACAGTTACCGAAGTTACAGCACCACCGCCAACTACTACCGTAGCAACACCACCAGAACCATCTCCTCGTATAGGTATTCCAGCAAATGTTCCGTTAGTACCACCTGAACCAGGTGTTTTAATTTTTACTACATCTATTGAACCATCCACAGCAGCAGATATAACATTTGCTTGATCTGAACTTGGATTAGAGTTTGGCGAAACTGCCATAAAGTCTGTTGATAAGAAATTTGCTTGTTGAGCAGCAGAAAGTGTGTATATAAATTTCCATTTATATGAATCAGTAGTTGTAATTACTGAAGTTGATACACCAGTTGGTTCATCTGTTGAAGTAGCACCACCGTTGTTATCTAAACATTTGTAAACATTTCTTGCTGAAGATAATACATAAAAAGTAGAATCAAATAAAGTAGTTGCACCACTTGTTGATGTTTTTCTTACACTTGTTGATCCTGTTGTATATTCTCCAATGTCGTGTGAATAAGTATCGTAAACAATACCAGCAGTCCAGTTTCTTCTTGGTATTACAAAAGATACATCTGAACCTTGTACTCTTTTAGCAGCAATTAAATCATCAAAAGTATAAAATTCTCTAGCGATACTATCGCTTGGGGTATTAGGAGCAGCGTCCGTACCTTCGTAATCTGTTCTATTATCAGGTCTTGTTGCAGTACCGAAAGGTTGTGGTCTTCCAATACCTAGGTAATACACTTCGTTTGCTGTTTCAGAAAATGATTCTGAAAATTGTTCAGCGTTGTTTAATCTAAATTTATTTGTTATTATTGCTGGCATAATTCCTTAATTCTTTCTTATATTTATACTACTTTTCATTAACTTATTATAATTGTTCCATTCATAGCTGAATGTGCTGTACATTGATAATATAGAGTTGCTGGAGCATCCATATTTACGGTAAATATTACCGTTCCACTATCACTCGCATTACCAGTAACTCCATCATCATATACGGTTCCACTGGTTCCACTTGTAGATTGTATTCTAAATGGGTGACCACTTGCATTTACTATAAATTCATATGTTAAACCTTTTTGCAAATATAGTGTAGGATTTGACCTTTGTGATGAAAAACCATCTCCATCAAATAAGTAATTTGAAGAACCATTATTAGCTACCTCAAACTTAGCACTTGCTTGAGAAGCAACATTAAATCTACCTTGTGATGAACTCCATTCTAAAACATTTTTATCAGCAACACCAGAAATATTAACATCTGTATGTACTGATACGGAAGAGTTTTCATCTAATATTCTAACCCAACCACTACCTGAAGAATAATAAGGTCTGTTACCTACACTATCATAAGCATATGCACCTACATAAGTTGCAGCCGCTGGTAAAGAACCATATCCTGAAAAATCAAATCTTATTTTAGAACCTGCACCAGTTAAATCAACGGTACCTGCTCCTGTTAAACTTAATCCTGCGATTGATGTTTGAGTATCACCTAAAGCAATAGTATCTGATCCTAAAGTGATTGAATCATTTGTTAATGATGAGTTAGCAACACCACTTACATTTATAGTTATTTTATTAGGAGAAGCAGCAGTTGAAATTCCTGTACCTCCTGCAATCTCTAAATTTGTTCCTAAACTAATATCTTGTGTTGCTGTTGCGTCATCAACTATTGTAATTTTATTATTTGCAAGTTTATCGTTTGCAATAGAACCATCTAATTGAGCATTTGTAACTGTTCCTGATAATGAACTTGTAGGATAATTTGTTGCGTCTGTTAAATCAAAAGCAGGAGTAGCGTCAACACCACCTAAATTAAGTGATATACCACCATAAGATACTGAATTATTTGTTAAACTAGCATTTGCGATATTTTGTAAAGTGTTTGTTGTTCCATCAATTGTTTTATTTGTTAATACATCTGTTGATGATTCAGTTAAAACAGCACCGTCAATAGCAATAGAAACTTTGTCTGCTGTTACGGCAGTTGAAATTCCTGTACCACCCTCAATAGTTAAAGTATCACCTAAATCTACTGCTGAAGTTTGAGCACCATCACCTGTAATAGTAATAGTTGAATTAGTTAATTTTGCATTTGGTATACTTGCTAATGCACTACTTGGAATATTTGTAAGTGTATTATCAGGACCATTAATTGTTTTATTTGTTAATACATTTGTAGAAGAATCTGTTATGTAATTACCAGAAACTAAAGTAGTACCATCACCTAAAACATTATATAATTCGTCAAAGTTTTCATTTACCTTAGCTGCACCTGCTCTTAAATTATCACCTGTTCCATCATTAGCAGCTGTTCCTCTATTAATAGTTTGTTTTGTCATTTAGTTATTCCTACTTGTTTATACTATTTATAATCATTCTTATGGGGTTGTGTCATCAAAAGATAAAGTTGTTTGTGCAAAGTTAGTAACCGTATTATCAAAAGTATCTTCGGAAGCCGCAAATTGCGTAGGCATTGCAAAATTTGTCTTTAATAACTTACCGTCTTTATTTGAAGTTGCTAAAAATATAGCACCTCTTCCATCTAAAGATGTTCTTGTTCCTTGTATTTTTACTCCACTTAATTCTTTAAATGTTATTCCACTTCCACCTGCATTTACACCAAATATTGTATTTGCGAATCTGTTTAGTGTACCAAATTTAGGTCCTCCGTATGCGTACCCTTGTTTAACTTCTACACCATCTATTGTTGCTCTATTCCTACTAGTCATACTAATTTCAATAGGTGGTCTTGTCAAAGTTACATCTCTAGTATTTGTAGCAAATGGTTCTCTATAATCATCACCAACATCCAGCGATCCTTCAGACTGATTATCTGATCTTAAAGTTGTTCCATCATCTATCGTTCCTAATCTTCTACCAAAAACGGTTGTGAATAATACATTTAATATATTGAATAATGGAGTATCTATAGCACCTGATATAACACCAACAACTGGCGCTCTAACTTTTAAACTTAATCTACTTTGTAAATCAACTTGTCCTGTAAAATAAAAACCTGCTGTGTGCATAGTCTTTTTAAATGAGTCTCTCCAATCATTAATTGATTGACCAACTTTTAGTACATAAGAAAAATCTTGGTAGTATTTACTATCTTGTACTTTCATAGTTTGCTCAGATACATAACCATCTTCATTTAAAAACTTACCATCTGTATCTGCAACAGAAACTACATCTACGGTAGCACTAGCAATATCTAATCTTGTTATGGTTGCCAATCCACTACTTGTTGATGTTACCTTTTCACCTAATATAAAATTTTGTGATTGATCTTTTACTTTTAAAACTTGTGTATCTGCATCCCAACTAGCAAGATGACCAATTGCACCTGAAGTAGCACCTGTAATAATATCATTAGCATTAAAGTTTCCAGATAGATCAGTTAATAATAAACAATTTCTAAATTCAATTAAAGGTGATGGAGAGTTTTGATAACCTTCTCCTAATTCATTTGTTTTTAATCCTATAACTCTTCCTATATCTGTACCGTGTGTTAAAACATTTGCGTTTGTACCACCACTTGAAGTTATAGATACACTAGGTAAAGTTGTATAACCACTTCCATTATTAATTAAAAATATATCTGTTATATCATTTAAGTCGGAGTTAGTAGCACCTTCCATTACAATTTTACTTCCAGAGTATTGATCTCCTCTACCAGTTTCATCTTCCATTAAAATATGTTCAGCACCTGTTCCGTCTTCACCAGAAATACCACCATTAACAACAGAAACAAATCCTTCTACATTAACACCATCGGTTCCTGTATTATCAAAAACTAATTTATCTCCAACTGAATAACCTGTTCCTGGATTGTCAATAACAATTTCTGATACTGATCCTGAACCTATAGCACTAATAGCAATATCAGCACCAGTACCACCACCTGATACGGTTAAAAAATCACCAGTAGAATATAAGTTACCATCATTTGTAATTGTTTTTGTTCCAGGTATACCTGTAA